AACTATTCCTGTGAATATTGTTCACAGCGTTTTGTTCCACACTCCGACGAAACCAATTCCAAATATGTTGATAAGTTTGTCAAGAATCTAGATTCTTGGTTAGAGGGCGAGCCAAAGAATATTGAGTTTTGGGGCGGTGAGCCAATGGTTTATATTAAAACAATTAAACCATTAGCAGAAAAGCTGCGTAAAAAATACCCCAATGCAAGATTTGGTCTTATCACAAACGGATCTTTGCTTAACCCAGAAATCAATGAATGGATTGACAAAATGGGTTTTGGTGTTGGTATTTCTCATGATGGTCCAGGTCAACCAGTTCGTGGACCAGATCCATTAGAAGATCCAAAATCTAGAGAAGGTATCATTGATCTTTTCCATAGACTTGGACCACAAGGTCGTATTAGTTTCAACACGATGATGAATCGTGAAAATATGGATCGCGGTGCAGTTCAAAAATTCTTCGGCGATTTCTTAAGATCAATCGGTATCAAAGAATTTAACATCGGTGAAGGTGGATTCATTGATCCATACGATGAGGGTGGTTTGGCTAATAGTTTGAAGTCAGAAGAAGAACACATTGGCTTCAGAAGAATTACTCTTAATCAAACTAAGAAAGTTCAAAACTATAGATTCAGTATTGTTCGTCAAAGAACTGATGAGTGGATTCAAAGTATTTCAGCGCTTCGTCCAGCCTCAGCTCTTGGTCAAAAATGTGGTATGGATGATATCGAAACAATTGCTGTTGACTTGCGTGGAAACGTAATTACTTGTCAAAATGTTTCTGCTGTAGCTACAGCTCCAAATGGCAAGTCACATATGATCGGGCATGTTTCTCAGCTCGATAAAGTAAAGTTGAAAACATCGACCCATTGGTCTGCTCGTAAAGAATGTGTTGATTGCCCTGTTCTTCAAGTTTGTAAGGGTGCATGCATGTATCTTCAGGGTCATTTATGGGACAATGCATGCGAAAACGCTTATACTGACCATATCCCTTTCTGGGCAGCTGGTATCGAAAGAATGACAGGCTTTTTACCTTACTATATTGAACATGAAAGCTTACCAGAAAGACGCAAGAATATTTGGGGTAATCCAGACCAAAAGGTTGTTGTTCCCAAAACAAGACAAAAAGCAACCGAATTAAACACAGTGGCACTAGGAGAGTAATTATGAAAATGGAAGATTTTAAATTAAAGCTCGAGTTCTCAATTGATGAGATTAATATGATTTTTAAGCTTTTGGGTAATATCCCATATGATATGGTTAGCGGGCTAATAGACGATATAAAACGACAAATAGAGCCTCAATTACTTCCACCAGAATCTTTTGATGAAGCTCCAGAGATAAATAGTCAAACGGATCATCCATTTGGCTGAGGAAAATAAATGTCTATAACCTATACACCAAGCCATAGTTATTATTTTGGTGCACCTTCTTCTAAGCAAAGTAATGCATATTTCTATGCATTTAACGTACAACCTGATAGGCTAATTTGTTATACGTTCCAGGTGTTTAATACGACAAACAATTTTGTTGTTGCAACACATGGTTCAATGGAAAATCTCATTTCTTTTCCTTCAAGCGCAGAATCGTATAAACTCGCAAATGCAGCTACGTTTATGGCAGCTTCCGTAAATGCGAGTTATACGGATTCTTCTGCGTTAAGCAAACCTCCTTTTACAACAAATTCTTCAAACGACGGAACAAAATATGTTTTGATGTTAAAGGATTTAGTAGGCGTTAGTGGTTATAATCTTTATAATGTTTCCAATTATAACTCTTATGATCATAACACTACGTATTTGTTACCTATTTCTATTTCGACTCCAATTGTTTCTTCTATGGTAGCTAATGCTGATCCAAATACAGATTTCAGCGTTACATTAGATAGCAAATCGAGTCGTTTGGTAGCTGTTAACAAAGCTTTGCAAACTAAAACTATGTATACTAATAAATTCAATTTCAACTATAGAGACATTATCACTCTTAATACTGGTATGGGTAATGTGTCAAATTTGTTAAATTGTAATTTGTTGGTGTCACCAACTATAACTCAGTTCATATCAAATATAGTATTTTATAACGATTTGAAGTTGGTTAACAACAATTCTTATATTTGGGATAATCGTTTAACATTAAAATTGGATGGTCCAATAACAGCAAATGTTGGTGATGTTGTAGAATATACTGTTACGTTGATGAATTCAGCTTTAACAGATACTTTCGATAACGTTCCAGCAAATATTGAAGTTTATCCAACTACTGACGCAGGTGTATTGTCTCATAGAAAAGTTAATCTTGTTAATGGTGTTGGTAAGTTTAAATTAAATACTTCTAATCTTTATTCTGGTGAAGCTTTTTATGTTAAGGTAGGGTGGAAATATATTACTGGTGAGAGTCAAATAAGAGTAACAATGATTTAAAACCATAGGGGAAAGTGAACCATGGCAGATACAAATTTTATAGTCAAAAATGGTTTAGTAGTTAATACTGCTTTATCAGTAAATTCCACATCGTTATCTTACAGTGGCGTTTCAACATTTAGTGGTAACATAACCCACAGTGCTGTGACACTTCTTCAAGGCAATACAGTACATAGTAACAATGTTATTTTTAACGCTGGTGCTAACGTATATGCTAATGGTGTGTTGGGATCTGCTGGTCAATCACTTTTATCAAATGGTTCTTCTGTATATTGGGGAACTACCACATCAGTTGGTGGTTCAAATACACAAATCCAATATAACAATTCTGGCACATTATCAGGTAGCGCAGCGCTAACTTTTAACAATACAACTAACAACGTAACACTCGCGAACACATTAACTGTTGGTGGTATTTTAAACATTACTGGCGGTGGCGGTGGTGAAGCACTTACTTTGTACAACGGCGGTGATATGTGGTTTTACAGCGCTGGCAATACAAATCACGCAAAGTTATATTGTGACAATGCCAATGAGATTAGAACTGATGGTAACACCTATATGGGTGGTTCAGCTCTTGTTGTTGGTGACGTTATTTCTAATTACTCCGATGAACGTCTTAAAACAATTGTAGCACCAATTGACAATGCGCTTGATAAAGTTAAAGCTCTCGAAGGTTTCTATTATACGCCAAATAAAAAAGCTATCGATATCGGTGTTGAATCAAATCAGCTCAGTAGAGTTGGCGTTTCAGCTCAACAGGTTCAAACTGTTTTACCAGAAGCTGTCAAACAAGCTCCAATCGGTCATGGTTACTTAACTGTACAATACGAAAAGCTTGTTCCTCTTTTAATTGAAGCTATCAAAGAATTAAGTGCAAAAGTAGAATCAGGTAAATGTTCTAACTGTTCTTGTGGGAGCAAATAATGGCTTGGATCAATAACAGAGACGAATTTAAAGCTTACTGCTTACGTAAGCTTGGCGCTCCAGTAATCGAAATTAACGTAGATGACGATCAAGTTGAAGATCGCGTCACCGAAGCTCTCAACTTTTATTGGGACTATCATTTCGATGGTATGGAAAAAGTGTACTACAAATACCAAGTTACACAAACAGATATCTACAATCGTTACATTACAATGCCCGATAACATTCGTGGCGTTGTTAATCTGTTTCCTGTCGGTCAGTCATTGAACACAAACAATCTGTTTAACATTCGATATCAGATCGCATTGAACGATTTGTATACGTTGACATCAGTGTCAATGGTTCCTTATTATATGGCTCTTCAACATGTTCAGTTCCTTGAGCAGATTCTTGTTGGTATGCAGCCATTCCGTTACAATCGTATCATCAATAAGCTTTATCTAGATATGGACTGGTCGCTTGTTAATGTTGGCGCTTATCTTATTATCGAAGCTTATCAGGTTATCGACCCGAATGTTTATACAAAAGGATACAATGAACGTCTGCTTCAGAACTATGCTACAGCATTGATCAAAGAACAGTGGGGTGCTAATCTTTCTAAGTTCTCTGGTATGCAGCTTCCTGGAGGTGTTACTTTTAATGGCGATAAAATTCTTAGCGATGCTGTTGCAGAAAGAAAAGAATTAGAAAAGGTTATCTACGATAGCAGCTTACCAATTGCGGATATGATTGGCTAGACACTCGATATTACTAAATACATCTATAACAACATAGGAGTGTTAAGATGGAAAAATATGGTTTTGTTTATATCTGGTTCGATTCATATCGTAAAATGTATTATATAGGTTCTCATTGGGGAACTGAGAATGATGGTTATATTTGTTCTTCAAATAGAATGAGAGATGCATATAGACGTAGACCAAATAATTTTAAAAGAAAAATTATTGCGAGAGTTTATTCTTCTAAGGTGAATCTTCTTAAAAAAGAATATGAATATCTTTTTCTTATTAAAGAAGAAGAATTGGGTGTAAAATATTACAATTTGACTAACCATTTAAATGGTCATTGGTTTACTGAAGAAGAAAAAGCTAAAACATTATCAGAAAAAATCTCTATCAAAACAAAAGAAGCAATGTATCGTCCAGAAGTTCGTGAAAAATATCTAGCTGGATTGGCTACGAGAGACACTAGAAGTTCTGATCCTGAAGTCAGAGAAAAACGCCGTCAATCAATGATGGGTAAAAATGCCGGTAAAGATAATTCGAAGGCTTTAGCTATGGCAGCAGAAGCGAATAGAGGTAAAAAATGGTCTGAAGAACGTAAAAATGAAAGAAAAGAAACAACACATCTTAAAGAACTAAATAATAAAAGAATCAAATGTATACATTGTGATTTTGAAGGAAATGCAGGAAATATAGGTAGGTATCACAATGACAAATGTAAAAAGAAAGTAGGAGGCTAAAATAGCGACCAACTTTTACTTTCAAAATTTCAAGAATTCAGGTGAACAAGATCTCCTTGAAGATCTGGTTGTTGAGGCTATCAAGATCTATGGCGAGGATATGTACTATATCACTCGTAACATCAACAATCTTGATAAGTTGTATACGACTGATGATCAATCATCCTACACCAATGCATATCTTGTAGAATTCTATATTAAGTCAGTTGATGGGTTTTCTGGCGACGGCAACTTTATGTCTAAGTTCGGTTTGGAAATCCGCGACCAAGTTGTGTTCTCTATCGCACAAAGAACATTCAGCAGAGAAATTGGCGCTTACACGACTTTGATAAGACCGCTCGAAGGCGATTTGATTTACTTTCCGTTGAACAATAAATGTTTTCAAATTAAGTTCGTCAACAAGTTTGAGATGTTCTATCAATTAGGTGCATTACAAACTTGGGAAATGACTTGCGAATTATTCGAATACAGCGATGAAGTATTCAACACTGGCATTCCTGAAATCGATCGTATTCAGCAAAACTTCAGCACCAATATTCTTGATTACGTCATTGAAGACGAAACTGGCGCGCCGTTGCTTGATGAACAAGGTAACTATATCGAAATGGAACAATACAATCTCGACGCTATCGAAGGCACAGGTACGAACCAAGATATGGCTAATGAATCGTCAGAATTTGTTGATTGGTCCGTCAATGACCCATTCAGTGAAGGCGGTATCTAATGTTCGGTCAACAGTTTTATTTTCAAACGATTCGCAAATACGTAGCTTTGTTCGGTACGCTGTTTGATGACATCATTATTGAAAGAACAAATACATCTGGAAATCTTACAGCTGTTATTAAAGTTCCTATCACATATGCCCCCAAAGAAAAAATGTTGGCTCGTTCGCAACAAGATCCTAACATTGATCGTCCAACGGCTACAATGACTATGCCGTTTATGTCATTCGAGATGACAGATGTGCGTTATGACTCTGATAGAAAACTAAAAACAATTCAGCGTACGGCTAACAAAATAAACAATTCACCGAGTTCTTTAAATTATCAATACATGCCTGTCCCTTATAACTTTGGGTTCAGACTTTATATTCTAGTGAAAAATGCTGAGGATGGTACAAAAATCGTAGAACAAATTCTGCCCTACTTTACTCCAGACTTTACAGTTACTGTAGAGCTTATTCCTGACATGCAAGAGCTAAAAGATATTCCTGTTGTGCTTAACAGTGTTTCGCAGGAAGATACATATGAAGGTAATTTCCAAGAAAGACAGGCACTTATTTGGACTCTTGATTTCACAATCAAAGGCTATTTGTATGGACCAGTTCAAGCTACACCAATCATCAAATACGCTTTTGTCAATTACTATGCGCCTGAAGTACCAGACGGAGAACTGGCAACAGCTGTTGGTGTTACTAGCGCAATATCTGAAACTCTTGATCAACCTGGACTTACAGCCAATGGTCAACCAACATCTAACGCAGCAGCATCAATTCCTGTATCACAAATTCAAGTAACCGATGACTATGGTTTCGTAATAACAAAGACTGATTTTACATATGACGGCTAATAATGACCCTATCGCAAAAGCACTGAATCTTACACCTACAACAA